AACTGCTCCCATTCCTGGTACGTATTTGTGATTAGTCATTCTTAACACCTCTAATCACGCCGAAGTATTTCCCGTAATTTTCCTCATTCTGTTCTGCTTTACACACAGGACAGACTTTTTTTGCTAGTAACTCTAAAGTTCTTATCTTCACTCCACATTTCTCACATGGAACACTTCGAGGAATTAGATAAAGGTCAGCCATGTCTGAATACCTCATCGACGATAGACATGATCCATGCGTATATCGGACTCTGGCCCTCATCATGGATGCGGCTGAGTCGATTGTAGTGAATGCGTTCCCTTATAGTCATTTTCTTATGATCAATTCTTCTATGTCACTTTCGCCCGGAGCTACGAATCCAGACTGACGCTTAACTTCAATAAATAAATCCTCCCCGGTTTTATTCTTTATATTGAAACCCAATATTTCAATGGGGGATTTAATTACTCTTACTTCATTCCTCCCCATGGTTGGGTCGAGGAAATAGATTTTACCTGCCATCACGCACCCCCGTATCTAGAGGCTTCTGTCTCCTCTTATTCCGCTTCCTGCGTATCTGTCTCAACTCTCTGATTAATTCCTTCGTATTCTCCAGTCTCAACTCCTGATTGTGAATGTAGGTATCCAGTTGGTTATCATCCCACTCAGTGTGGATTATTTCCAGCAGCAGTTCTTTGTGGTAGCTATTCATCGAGCGCCTCCACAATCTTGAACGCAATGTCAATAGTTTCGGCGACGGTGAGGTTCGGGAATCTTTCCTTTAGTATCTGCGCTACTCTCTTGACCTTTTCGTGTTGAGTCATAATTCTCCAGTATCTTGGGCGCGAACGTCTTTGAGCAACAGTTACAGAAGTAAATCTCGATGGTGATTTGGTCTAGCAGTGTTTCATCTTCGTTATGACAATACGGGCATTTGATCCGGGTTATCATTTGGTTCTTCTTTCTTCTTTTCGATTACTCGGATGTGGATGGCTCTGTGCCCTTTACCCTCGATTTTCAGCGGAGTAAACTCCACCATCATTCCAGTCTTAAGTTCTAAGAATGGAATCGTATCTTGTCTGAGTGAGGTCCAGTGAAAGAAGATACGAGTAAACTCAATCTCGCGTGACGAGATGAATCCCCACCCTTGTTTACTGACCTTGATGATACGTCCAATTATTTTAACTGAGTCAGTCATTTGCCTTCCTCAATCGTGCGAGGGCGCACCCGTAACCCACCGAATTGTGGTATTGGATGCGCCCCCTATCACCAGACAAATTACTGGTTACTCTGGGCGAGACAGTAATCTATCTTAGTGAATATCAGTTAGCCTCGACGACTTCATCATCATCATCGTCGTCATCGTCATCGTCGTACTCGTCGTCATCTTCATCTTCGACGAGAGTATCTTCCTTCTCTTTATCCTCGAAGGTTTTGCTATCCTCATCTTGAGGAGGTTCTTCCCGAGGAGATTCGACTACTTCCTCATCTTCAATCTGATCGTGAATCATGTTATTCTCTGTTGGACCTAGTTAATTGGAGTGGACCAGAGTAGTATAGGTCGTGACTACTCTGGTCCATATCTACTTGCTAGCCGCGCGCGATGCGATACTTGTGGTTCACGCGGTTCACGAGACGACCATTGAACGTGTCATTCTCGATGAACGCTTCGATCTTCTTACCAACGGCGCTGTTACCGTCATACCGTTGACCCGCAGCAACTTCAACGCCCAATCCACGAAGGAATCCCTCAATGAATCCCCGCGCCTTGGGTTTGTCATTGAACTGAAGCGTAATCGGTACGCCGGAGAATTCATCGTTGCCATTGTCAGCATTCTTGACAATGACAGTCTCGTAGTGGCAGTTGTTGGACTGACCGTCCTTAGTAGGCGACCAATCGCGATGCTCTTGAATGTCCAACACGTACCACGCAGGCTCCACAATACGATTGCGGAGGAGGTCAGAATCCGAGAACGTGAAAATAGCCATGTGCTAGTCTCCTTTTAGACTTTTGTCAGAGGTACGTACGTTTGTTGCATTCGGTTGATGGCAGGTTTGAGATACGTGTCGTAGAGAGGTTTGTCACCAAAGACAATTTCTCTGTCCAATCCCAACGCTGTCCGTGCGAAGTCGTCACCTGTATGTTCAGTTAACAGTGAATAGTCACCTCCTGCTCCCTCTACCATTCCCTTCTTAATGTTGAAGTGGTATACTTCACCACAATAAGCAGGGATTTTCGGCGCAACTTTCTTGCCCGCAGTTATTATCGTGCGGGAAATGTGAGTTGTGTTGTTCGTCGTGTTGCGATATTCCGCTTGAACGACGTGCGCGATGAGGATGATGTTGACTCTGTGGAATGCGTTGATATCTTTCGTCAACGCAATTAGTTCCTGTAATCCAGCAGCTTCAGCGTTATAATCCTCAATTTCGTTTACTGCAATACCCGCAATCAGTTTACCCGCTGCTGCGCCTGACTGACGTGTTACGCCATACTTCATCTTCAGCGTTTGGCGTAGTGTCATGTCGCACATCGAAGTAAGACTGTCGAATACTAGCGTCTTGAACGGACAGTTTACCTGAAGTTTCTCTAAGCGCGCACGAGGCTTATTCCAGTCGTCGTAGTCCGTGTAACTGATAGTTTTTGGGTCAATTCCCCACTTCTTCATGGGTAGGTAGATGCCGTTCATCTTCCTATCCCACGAGAACCATTCCTGTGGTCCAGGGAATGATAACGCCTGAGTTGATTTACGTGTACCCGGCTCACCCTTCATCATTACATAGAGAGCATCGAAGTTCACGTCGCTCATGTTAGGCATTCTTGAACTCCTTATCCATTGCTGCACGAATCTTATTGAAGATTGTGCGTGCTTCGGCTTCAGTTCGGTAGTAGAAGGTGTTATGAGCACCCTTGTATGTCAACGAGATAAAGAATGGTTTACCTACGTTGGTTGAACTAACGTATGAGGCTTCACCCCATGTAGCATTCCGAATGCCTTGGACGTTGACAACTACCCAATCATCCGATACACAGTTAGGCATTTACATCCCTCTCAAAGTCATGCAGCAATTCGAGCAATTCGCGGACAGTCATTAGTCTCCTCCTGTATCGGGACTATCAATGAAACGGAGTCGATACATTTCAATCCATTCCATCTCACCCTTTCCATTTTCAACTAGAGCTTTTACTTCACCTTCAATCATAAAGAAACCGTGAAAATAGAAGGTTCCTGTTTGATGAGGTTGATTGTTGTAAATGTATTGAACTCGTCGTAGTTTCACTTAGTCATCTCCCCGATTAGTTGGGTCCCACGCGGGGCCAATCTGATATTCATTACGCAGAACTTCCTCACGCATGTTCCTATCCGCTTCGCAAATCTGCTTGAACATGCAGGGACCATACACGTTATCACAGTGCGTGTAGTTCGGAGGCCAATATCCGCTCTCAGAGAACTGGATATACTTGTAGGCGTAGTAGGGGAGAATCTCCGTCTGCCACTCTAGCAGTCTATCTGCTGAGTACGATACGATTTCGCGCGTGAGTCTCTCGTCAATCTTCAGCGTAGTCTGCAACCCAATCTTATTGATGATTACGTTGCGTGACTTCAGCAGGAGACACTGTCCTGTGGTCTGGTTACTCAGTGTAGACTTATCACGGCGCTGTTTGAATGTCTTGTGGTCCATCGACACGATACCGATTTGTGAGTTGTCGATGATTAAGTCGAACTTCGCTTTCCACAAGATGCGTATCTCGTCGTCCTCGTAGAGTACCTCGCCCTTCACCTGCTCACACGCGAGTGTGATAAATGAATCGTTCTTGTAGAAATCGAAGTATTGCTCGCAGGTTTGGAGCGCGAAACGCCAACCGACCACATAACGGTCATTCATTTCTGGCGTGTTCTGCAAGCCGGGGTACTCGCCAATCTCATGCCCGCAGCTAGGCGTACCCTCTACTATGGACGCACAATGTGGACAGCCAACAATAAAGAGTTGACCTGCTGCTAATGCATTGCCGATAGCCGTCGAGTTTGGGAAGCCGTTAATCTTGTGCTTGTAATACACCTCCAGCACTTTGTGGATTAACGTCCCTACTTCGAGGCTATTCGACTTGCCTTTCGTGGAGATGAAACGGTGGTTGAGGCGTAAGTCCATGAGCCGCGCGCAACTCATCAGACTAGATAGAGTTGTGGCGTCCATGATTATGTTCTTCTTCGGTGCAGCAATTACGTCTACCATTAGTGAACATTCTCCTTCCGGCGTAAGTATTCGCCATGCAGTCGAATTACTTCCGCCATAAAGTCTCGAACTTCATCGAATGAAACTCCGGTCTCATTGATAAAGTCCGCTGCTAGTTGAACTAGGGCATTCCTGATATCTTCAGGAATATCCTCGAATTCACTATCTTTTTCAGGCATCACAGCTCCATCAGTTTCTTGAAGTTTTCCATCTTGGCTCGCAGTGTGCGGTTCTCCTCAGTCGTAGCGATAAGGAAATCACGCATGTCCTTCAGCGATTGAATCATGTTGTCGAGTATCTCAACCGACACATCCAACTTCGCTCGAATACTTCTTGGTACAGCAGTTCCGCTCATCCTACGTCGATGAACACTGACCATCTGAGCGAGTGAATGCTCAGTTGTAATAATTCCAAGTTCCTTCGCCTTTGCCAGAAGAATACGACCATTCTCTACATTCGTCTTACTGAGGTCGATGAATGGACGTAGAGGAATTAGTTTCCCTGGTGTAGCAATTGGTTGTTGCACATCAGTTGACTTCGGCTCAAGCGCGAGTAACTCTCTCACTTGCTTCACAATCATCCCCGTGCCTTCTGGATTGAAGATAGTGAGCTGCTTCTTACGCGCCTCACCTAGTATCTTCTCGAACGCAGCATGTCCAATGAATCGCGTCATGAAGATTACGCGCACGTTGGACGGAATGTCCTTGTCAGTCCAGTGTTCTTGCTGACTGTCCCAAAGAATTACACGCGGGTGAGTGCGAATCTCATCATTCAGATTCGACGACTTCACACCGACAATGAGTACAGTTCCGCCGTTAGTCAGCGGTTGTAGCGCCTTACCTTCAGTCATAACAGTCTCCTATAGTTCAGTAGCAGGTAGTTCACCTTCAAGCCAATTGCATACGTCGAATCGAAACGCCGTATCCATTCCCTTGTATTTCTTCACTAGTACAAGTTCATCGCGCGTGAGAAACTCCACTACGAGTACAATCTTATCCTCTAAGTGAATCTTCACACTTCGCCAGTTCATTGTTCTTTACTCCTCGACCTGTTAATTATCCAGACCCAAGTTAGCACAATCAGAACTACTACAATAACTTCTAGCACGACACGCTCCAGATAACTACTCCTTTGAAGGAGGAACAACCTATAATGCGACTCAGGAGAAGCATCCACGAGTGTTCAATGGCAAGTTGAGAGGCTCGTGTTTAAGGTTATTCCCCCATCAAAAGATTCGTTACTCCTTCTTCACGTATATCACCTCATATGTCACATCCTGCGTGAACACTGGAGGCACATCGCCAGTAGAAGGGTCCAGTATATCAATGATGTGGTCCTGTAGTTCTGATGCAGCTTCACCAACCTCCTGCACGTCCGCATCATCTTTCAAGTAGACACGAAATTCGATGTAGCTCTTGGATTCCATTAGTTACTTCTCCTCAATAAGATATAGTGGAAACACTATACCTTTACCCTTTACCCAGTCGAAGCGGCAGCAGTCACCACCATCAGTGATGATTACGCGATTCACGAGTCCCATCTTGACGGCTACGCTGCTCATGTAGTGTTTCGCAGCCTTTACAGCTTCCTCTGCACTCACCATACGCCGGACGTATTCGTGCGTACCGTCCGTGAAGAATTGTACGACGGAGAATTCATTATCCAACGTCGTATCCCTTCTCCAGCTTGTCCGCGCATGAGTTGCAGTAGGCGTATTCACGTTTGATTTTCACCGTTTGCCCGCATCCTTTGCACTTTTTACGCACAGAAGCGCGCTGAGTCTGGTGATAAAAGTCGATGTCATCTTGTGACTCGATAGTGTACCAGCCGTAGTTATCGTCGTAGTAGCTTGCCATGTCACCTCTCGTATGGTTCTTGTGGAATTGCTACACATCCCTTTGGTTCAGGACAGTGCAGCGCGGGTAGTTCGTGTCGCATATTGCGTGAGAAACCCCACACAATTAACAGCACGAGTATTACGATGTAGAGCCATCCAATTGTCTTTCCGACTTTCATGTTCATTAGTTTTTGTGCCTCCACTCAGATTCATTCATTGCACGGATTAGTATAGCCACCATGACGGTTATGATGGCTAGTAGTGACAGAAGTAGTATCTTCATTACTTCGCCGTTGGCGCGTCGATTGGAATGCCGCGCGCTGTCATTTCCTCGCGCGCCCAATCAGTCAGCTTCTTGTAGCCGTCCTTGTCCATACGGTTAAGTGCCATCAGTTCGCCAGTGGTGCAGCAACCGTACTGAGGATGGATGAGAAACTGGAGTACTGACATCAGTGAATCTCCTCTGCTACGTCCTGACAGTGCGAGTAGAATGCCGTCAACAGAGCCTCGTGACGCTGCTCCAGCCTCGTAATTCTCTCCTGCTGATTACGAATTACTTCAGTGTGGACATTCACCTCTGCAATCAATGCCTCACACAATTGGAGTAGTGACTTGTCGAGGGTCAACGAACTTGAAGCGACTACACGAATCAACTCGACAAGCGGATTGTCTTTGTCCATTACTTGTTCTCCTTCTCTTTTTCCAGTTTCAGTTTCAAGTATCGCTCACGACTCTGAGCGCGATGCGTAGTGCAATAAGCGTATTGTTTCGCCACACCAGTACTAGTGACGTATGCCGCAGTGGGTGCACCACATATACGGCATTGGTCACTAGCACGTCGTTCACGCTGCCACTTCGCCTGTCTACTCATTTTGTGAGTAGTTCCTTCGCCTTGACTAGTGCCAGTTCAAGAGGCATACCGTTGGCTTCGAGAACACGCGCCATCTGTTTAATACGGTTACGCCTGTTAGTGCGCGCAAGACACTTCATGCGACTACGTTGCATCTTTTCTGCTGTCTCGATGCTGTTAGCCCGATGTCGTACCTTTATCTCATCAGGCTCTTTACTCCATGTATCAGACAGGTCTGCCCACGAGCGCGGCACTAGTGTACCGCGTATCAGTCCTCGACAATCAGACACGATTGCATGGAAGTTTATTTCTAGTAAGTCCTCAGATGTCGGATACATCATGGGAGCGAATTCGTCGTTAAACCAGAATCTCATGACGCCTTCCGGTTCTTTTTGGCGTTATGCGCGTTGACGATAGTGGCTGCAAGTTCTTTCATCATTGCATTCTCGTTCCACTGGACCATCTCGGACTTGTTGCCCCACGTATGGAACTGAATACGCTTACGTTCGACAATACCGTCAAGTTGCGGGTCAATTGTCGTTAGCCCGTCCAAGTGCACGTATGTTGCGTTGATGCTCGTCGCGAGTTGGCCCGGACGCGGGAAACGTCCTTCGCATTGCTCCTCTTTACCCGGATTCCATTGCCTCTCGTGCATCACGCAGTCCGCGCATGTTTGCAGGTTAATAGAATCACCCGCTGCAAGTTGTGACGCGACGAGTATGGAACGTGGTGCTGCGTTGAACTTGTTTACTACGTCGAATCTCTCAGCGGGGTCTTGTTCCGCTACGAGCCGCAGGACGGGAAATTCCGCGCTGTATTTGTTCTTGATTTCCTCATAGAGTAGCGCCTGCACGTCTTTGTGATGCGCGAATACGACCAGCTTTCTATCAGTATCCTCTACGAACTCGTCTACGAATTCCAGCGTAGCAGGAATCTTCGCGATTGCTACAAGGTGACGCATTTTCTGCATGGCCGCGATAATAGCCATGCCGCTCATCTCGCCTACTTGCTCCTCATACCACGCTACGAACTCATTCACCGCGTCGTCATACGCGATTTCTGCCTGCGCGTCCATCTTGACGTAGAGTTTCGTGCGATTCACGAGTGGCATTTCGGGCATTACTTCGATACGCTCACGACGAATGCAGAGGTCTTTCGTGTATTCCTTGAACCGCGCGATGTTCCTGATTCCACCTTCTTTCTCGTAGCTGCCCTGCCAGTAAGTAGCAACCCAATCACGACGGAAACCCGCTTCAGACGAGAAACGTCGCGGGTCCATCATGTTAAAGACGGGAAACAACTCACTGCCACGGTTATTCCAAGGAGTACCAGAGAGGGGCAGGACTTTACGGTTTGCTACGACGCGACGGACCATCTGTGTCCGTGAGCTGTCCACGTTCTTAATCTGCTGACACTCATCGAGTATCACCAGCTTAATCCCAACGCGGTCAAATTGCGTGATGTCGAAGCCGCTCGTAACCGTCTTACCGGACTTCAGTTTGCGCGTTTTCGGCACCAGCATATCGTAGCTGATGATGTAGTGCTTCAGACCGGGAATCAGATACTCGGCGCTAGTGTCGATTACTTGTGGGACGTGCGCGTTGCCATTCCACTTCATAATCGATGTAGCAGCCTGATACTTCGCGCCGGCCTTCATAATCCACAGAACGGGATGCAACTCCTCGTGGTAATACGTCACAGCCTGCGCCATGATTTGCTTACCAAGGCCCATTTCATCAAAACACGCTGCACCCTTGTTTACAGCTAGGCCAGCTTCAAGGAACTGCGCGCCTGTCACCTGATAATCATACAGCCTTTTACGGCCGCATGATATACAAGTGTTCTTGTCCCACTTGTGTTTGCAGGCAGGGTCGCCAAATGCCTGATACGCATGGAACGGCGTGCCCTTTGGGATTTTCTTGATGAGTAGATGGCCGCATTCCAGCCGAATGTATTTCAGGTCCGGCCGTGTTTCGTCACTACTCGCGATTGTCTTTTCACTGACGGTTTTTGCGACTTTCCCGCAGTATTCACACTTGTCTTGCAGACGGGTGATGTTGTATTTCGGCGTGCGTATTACTTGCGTGTCGAATGTAACTTCCACCGTCGCGCCCGACCGGATAGCGTCGATTACTTCGGGTGACAAGGAGAGATTACTACAGGGGAGAGTGTTATCGCAACCAATTTCACGCGCTTTTGCTGCCCAAACTTCGTCGTGGTGATGTCCGGGTGTGAGCGCGTGGGCCACTTCGTGGAGAATCGTGTTGACTACATCCGGTTCAGGATGTATATCAATGTGATGAGCCGACAAGATAATACACTTGTCCTTGTAGCTACAGAGTCCGAGAAAACGTGAGTCTGCATTCTGGTTCAGTCGCACGGACCAATCAGATAGTCCGTGCTCAATTAGTTTCTTGTGAAGTAATTCTGACGCTTGTTGGCGTGTCATTTTACTGTCCTTTCGGAGTCAGTATCTAGTTGCTCTTGGTTCTTTTGGCAGCAGCCTCAGCAGCTAGTTCTACGAGTACTTTCGCGGCTGCTTCAGGGACGATGTTACGCGCTGCTGCCGTCATCTGTATCGCAGTAGCGTTTAGGTTGTATTTCTTCGCTGCTGCATACAAGTCCTCTTTTGAGAACTTGACTTTCTTGCTCGATGAAGAAATCGGTTTCACCGATTTCTCTTTTTTGGTGATGCCCGGTGACGTGTAGCTCAGGTCGTATTGCTTGAACTTTGCCAGATGCTCGGCATTCAATTTCGCAGCGGCATTCTGCGTTTGCGTGACGAGCGAGTGACGCTCGTTTTTGAGGGCAATTACTGCTGCTTCCTGCTCGAAGATTGCCGCGTTCAATTTCTGAATGCGGATTGCCGCTTCGTTTACCAGCGAGAATTGCTTCTCCGTCGCTGGTATAGAAGGGTTATTCTGAATCGCCTGCTCCAGCTCATGAAATGAGACTGTAGCCGCGTTCCAGATATCCTGATTCAATTGGATAGTATCATCCAATTTACGCGCATCATCGACGACCTTGCGCGTATCCGCGATTGTCCTTTCGACGGCAACTTCACGTGCAATACACTCATCGCACATCATGTCGCCGTGGCGAACTGTGAGCATCACATCCACGCGGGTGCAAAACTCACAATTGCCTTTGGTGGGACGGTTATTCAGGTTCATTACGCGCCGACTTTCTGGCTCTTAATTCTGGAAAATTCAGAGCGCGAGATTATGCCGTGGCGGTTACACGCGCCGACACGCAACTCTGGAGTCTCTGCCTGCGCGTTTTCAATAACACGCGGAAGGCGGCGAACCCGCTTCATTTTATTACATACTGTGCAGAAGAACCGTTTCATGGTAGCCACGTCCTTTCGGAACTCGCTGGTTACTAGTAGGAATTACTAGTAACCGGGCCGGAGTCGTTCGAGACCCCCATCTTACCACAGGTCGAGGCTGTCTGCAACCCTTAGAGAACAAAGGGGTTAGGGCGCCGGGCCGGTCAGGGGAGCCGACCCGGCCGTCTTTTGTAGCGATTACTCCTCGTCAGGAGGGTCGTATACCTCAATTTCATCCATTGTTTCTTCAATGGTTGGTTTACGCTCCTCTACTGGTTTGGTTGGTTTGACAGTTTCGAGCGGGAGTGGAGGCAGAATACCGCGTATACGCAGCAGACTGCGCGTAGACGACGGTAACTCCTCTACAGTTTTTACGCCCGCTTTACCAAGTGCTAACTGAATCTCAATATGTCTTTCTACTTCCTCGTCCGTAGGTCCACCTCTATTTCCGCGTTTACAATCATCACACATCGGCATTTCTTCAAGTAAAGACTCGTCTGTAGCCATAAACTCGTCACTACATCCCCAGCAAATCAGCAACTTACCCGGAATTGTAAATTCCAGCCCCCGATGTACAAAGTAATTACATCCAGACAACATACATCTCCACGTCTTATGCTGGTGCAACATGATTTTGTGCGCGTGTTTTGCCATGATTTTCTCCTCTAGTAAAGTGCTGACCCGAGGTGGATAGCCGAGTGTGTGTCCGTCTCTCCCCCCGTGCCCGCGTGTCTCAACTGCCTATGGGGCACTATAACATGCCCACACACCGGAGTCAAGACCCCACCGGAACATTGCGGTTGACAAATCGAAGTAATAAAAAAAACCAAAAAAAAAAAAAGAGAACCTTTTAACTTCAACTAAATCTCCATTTTTCTGTATTACTAGTGTCGTGAAATTGACGGTCTGTGGGGTGTGTGGTGTCTAGTGTGGGCCATATGCCTTTTACATACATGTATACAGGGAGGGACACACAGACACACACTCTCTTACATGTAATTGCATCACGCACAGAATACATGCTATGCTCTTGTATAGATTACACGCACAGATTACTCGTGGGTTTGGTCTTGCCCGCTAGTATTAGGTCATATGACCAATACGCGCACAGCATGAGGCACAGCTACGGCTCGTGGCGCGAGCGGGCGGCGCGCCGGGGAGGCGCGGGGAGGAAGCCCGGCGATGTTCTGCCGGGCCAATGTGCTAGTGCTTCACCACGTTCTCGGCGAACACGGCCGCGAGACGCGCTGGCGGGACGTTGGCGCGAGTAGCTGCTACCATGACAGTTTCCGCTGCGGCCTTGCCGTTGATACCGGCGTTTTCGAGCGCGTCCAGTGCGCGGTTAATGTCGCGTTTCATGTCGTGCGATTGCGCGTCGAACCATGTCATGAATTGTTCGTTTGTCATTTCCCTGTCCTTTCGGATATCAGTTTTGTGCTGGCGAGTCGTAGTGACCTCGCCAGCATGTGTAGAGACTACTAGTCAGCCCACGTGAGGTTCAGTGCCGCCGCTGCACTCGCGCGCGCCTCGTCGTGCGTGGAGCCGTTCGCTACGAAAATGTCATACATCTTCCGCAGGCGAAGCTGCTCGTCGTTCTCCAACGTCGGCTTCACGACGCCCGCTGCGTCAAGTGCCGCTTGCATGGCCTTCTGACGCGCGTTGGCCTTCCGCTGCGCGTTGCGGAAGTCTACAATCTCCTCGTCCTTGAGAAGTTCGTTCGCCTTCTCGACTTCCGCTTTCGTCTCGAACGCCTCGAACGTGGTGTCGAACGTGATAGGCGCGTCGAGTTTCTTGCCGTAGGCGTTCTCGATAACGCCGTTGAAGCTAACCGTTTTCATACTCAGTCTCCCTACTCACTCCCGAGAACCGTCGGGCCGGTCACTAGCTTGCGGGAGCCGTCGCGGTTGACCTCGCGCCCTGCTCCAAACTTGGGCGGCTCGTTGGGGTTTCAGCGCGGGATGCGCTTACTCTCTTAGTAGAGACCGGCCGAAGAAAGAATACCACAGTTTGCCCCGTGTCAAACATCGAAGTTGATAGCAGGTCGGCCAGGCGGATTATTGGCAGTCTCGCCTAGCACGCCCTGTGCCTCGCTGTCAACCATTGACAGTCGAGCGCGTATGTGCTTCGCGCTAGCTCGCTGCATAACTCGGCGTCGAAGTCAACTCAAAACTTTCTTTTGAATTTCCTTTACAAGCACGCGCGAGTAATGTATGGGGGTATACCCATGTGTAAAAATTACATCCGACATTACTCGCGGGGGCTTGGGTGAAATAGCATGTGTCATGCAATACATGTAGAAATTGGGTCCCCTATACTAGTAAGGAGGTAAGCGTCAACCGGAATTTGAGTCCCATGCAAGTCCTTGATAGGGTTAGACTTACGGGACTTGACAGACAGCCGAATCGGTGATAGTCTGTCCCCTGAAGGACGAGGCTATGCCTATCGGATTAGTAACAGATGATGATTTTCTACAAGAGTTATCGCGCGTAAATCGCGCGGTAGAGAAACCTCCTGTAGTAGCAGAGATTGTCCCTGAGACTCCGAGAGGCCGATCCAGTGGCGACAATAATGTCCCTGATAGCCTGCGTAAAATCATCGGTGAAGAAGCAGTAATCAACGGTCGTCAGTCGGCGTTACATCTCGCCGCTCAATTCGGAATCAGTCCCTCCTCAGTAAGTGCGTATGCAAAAGGCGCGACGAGTACCACGACATATGATCAACCCAAGCAGGGAATAATCGACCATATAAATAAAAGCAGAAGGCGAGTCGTGAGACGAGCCGCCAAAACGATGGAAGCAGCACTAGGCGCCATAAGTCAGGAGAAGTTGGATTACGCAGATCCAAAAGATTTAGCGGGTATAGCGAAGGACATGTCAGTAATCATCAAGAACATGGAACCTCCGCAGCAGTCTCCTGATTCACCAGATTCTAAACAACCTCAATTCGTGATCTTTGCGCCCACATTCCGTGATGAGCGCAGCTTTGAAACAATCGAAGTGAAGGAGTAAGTGATGCCAGTAGTATTACATCCAGATCCATTCGCTGCTGTACTTCTCTCATCTCCTGCTCTGCTCGTTACTGATGAGCAGAGGATGCATGTACGTGACATTCTGGAAATTGCGTGCTCGGATAGTAAGTTCGCGCAGAAGGCGTATGATGCAATTCTATACGTCCTCACATCTGGTCCTGCTCAGGTACCCACGCTCGCTTCAGTCAGTCCTAACACAGGTGTAACTCTGAACAGTGTCACGCTGACTGCTCATGGTACAAACTTCACATCTGGTGCAAAGATTGTAGTGAGTGGAGTAGAGCAGGAAACTACATTCGTATCTCCTACAGAGTTGACTGCATTGGTTGCACTGGGTGAACCGGGTATTCTGCCTGTGTCAGTTCTATCAGCAACAGGGATACTCACGGATTCGGTTCCATTCACTGTGACTAGTGTGATGGCTCTGGCTGGTAAAACAGATCAGCAGTACCAGAAATCAGAGAAAGTTCTTCAGAAATGAAGCGCGCAAAGTTACGTGCGTTCAAATGCCGACATGGTATTCATCGTTGGTATACATATCTAGTCGGTCTGTATGAACATCAACAGTGCCGTGACTGTAATGAACATCGAGTAAGATCGGCAGGAGAGTAGAGTCATGCCAGTACAGCTACTACCAATCGGGCCTCCAGTAACTATGCTGGCTAATGTCGTGTATGCATTGCCAGCCGTGAAAGTCACCATGTTCACTGACGCTGCTGCTCCCACTGTAGCGCAATCTAATACACCAGCATTCACTGCGAACGCAGCAGTAACATTTACTGGTGGAGCTGCGCAGTTAGCAGGTGGATTCATTCGTGCAACTGCTGATACTCTCGTCACACTCAAGAGGGATTAATTGTGATGAAAAGAATCGCTCCATCTATTCTGACTATTGCGTTAATAGCAGCATGTGACTATAATTTCGTAGGACCAACAATAAACAATAACAACTCTAATTCAAATAACAACGAGAATAGATTCGATATACATGATTTGATTAACTTTGCGCCCGTACCGAATCCTACTGCTCCTGTGCCAGTACCACCGCCGGGAGTAGGGACGGAGGTGCCGCTACCAATTCCAGTGACGGCGCAAGCAATTGCCCAGAAGGTAGCAGATACTAATCCCACACTATTAGCTAGATCATGCCCTGAGACGTATGGCGAATCTGGTTGGGCGTTTCTGGATCTCGTGGTCAAAACGCTGCAAAGTAGTGACATGAGATGGGGCTATCTAGTTAAGATGGATGGGACGATTAGCCGTGATGTCATTGCATACCGTGCAACATCTGATAACACGGGCGCGTGGGGAGTTGACATCATCATCGATCGCTGTGGCACAGCAAGTAAATTCAGTTGGCAAGTGCTGGGATTCGACCCTCTTACTGTATGGTCATTAGTTCGTAACGGTAGTTGAAGAAAAGAGAGAAAATCACATGGCATTCTTTGGCGCACTTGGTAAAGCATTAAAAGCGCCTGTCAAAGCCGTAGGAAAACTACCGGGAATGGGTGCTGTGCAGAGGGGAGTACAGAAGGCACCGGGTGTAGGTGCAGTAGGCGGGAAACTAGGATTGGGGCCTAGTAATCCTCAGAAGCAAGTACAGCAAGCTCCACAGCAATTTACACAGCAAGCGCCTCCTATACAGAATAGAATGCCACAACCTGGTATGCAGAATATGATGCAGGGTGGTGCACAAGCAGTTGGCAGAATGATGCCGGGTTATGCTAGGCCACAGTTACCACCGATGCAACCTCCTCCTCCTCAGGAAATGCAGGAACAGGCACCACCATTACAAGGACCAGAACAGGAGATGATGCAACAGAAGATACAGCAGATGGAAGCGATGCGTCCACAAGTAGGAATGGGTGGTAGATTTGGCTTAGGACCATCAATTGGTGCGCGCCCGCATGTGATGCCACGATTTGGTAGAATGATGCAACCACAAGAACAGCCAATGATGCAACCAATGCAGGATCAAGCTCAAGGCATGGACCAAATGCCTATGCCTAATGCATCGGTAGATGAAGATAGAGTCAATAGATTCAGGCAGATGAGACAGGGTGGAATTGGACCACGATTCGGTGGTGGCGGTCCAATGCAGTACTAATGAAGAAACTAATTATGTGTCGTGGATTACCTGCATCTGGTAAATCCACGTGGGCTGAGTCACAAACAAACGTCATAATAGTTGATTCAGATGACATTCGGCGCAATGGATACTCGAAGGAATTTGAAGAACTAGTTCAGGTAGAGAAGCGTAACAAGATTAGACGCGCGCTGCAAGCTGGCAAGACAGTAATCTCGACTGATCCCAACTTACTCCCTCGACATGAACGTGAATTGCGTGCAATAGCAAGGAAGTACAAGGCGCAATTCGAGATAAAAGAATTTGATACACCGCTAGAGGAGTGTATCAGACGAGATTCTCTAAGGGAGAGAAAAGTTGGGGAGCTTGCAATTAAGTACTGGCATGAACGAGCCAGTCTTCAACAAGAATGAATGGCGTCCTGAGCCTAAGCAGGAACTATTCCTCTCTATTCCGGTCAGTATAAAGGAAGCGTTTTACGGAGGGGGAGCAGGTTCAGGTAAATCTGATGTGCTATTGCTCTATGGAATCGTACATAGATGGCATGAACATCCGAAGTTCAAGCAAGTTTTCATGCGACGAACATACCCTGAACTCCGTAATGAAATTATTCCACGATCTAGAGAGTTATACAGAAAATTTGGAGCGACACTCAACAAGACTGAGATGTGTTGGACCTTTCCACGTGAAGATCAGTATGGAGCTGCTGGTGCAACCAGAGCAAATGAAGGGGCAATGATTTTTTTAGGTCATTGTGAGAATGAAGATGATGTGCACCAATATGACACAATGCAAATCTGCTTATACACTCCTGATGAGCTTACCTCCATTACAGAGTGGATCTACACCTACATCACCTTCCAACGAAACCGCGCACCCAAAGACTCCGGCCTGCCAAGTATTACACGCGCTGCTGGAATGCCCGGAGGAATTGGTCATACTTGGACTTATAAGAGATTTATCAAACCTTACCCTAAGGGTGGAAAAATTATCATCGGTAGAGGAGGAAACAAAAGAATATATATACACTCAACTCTTGAAGATAATCGACACATTGATCCCACATACAGACAGTCACTACAGGGAATTACTATCGAAGCTGAGAGAAAAGCCAAGTTACTAGGCGATTGGGATGCGTATCAGGGGCAAGTGTTCGATGAGTTTCGTGACAGGAAGTTTCAGGACGAGCCGGCTAATGCATTGCACGTCATTCCAGAGTTTGAGATTCCTCAATGGTGGCCGCGCATGGTCATTGGTGATTGGGGATTCGCTGCAATGACGTGGATCGGATGGGCTGCGATATCTCCGCTGAAGCGCGTATACATTTACCGTGAGCAATACTGGGTAAAGACGAAGATTGCGGAATGGGCACCACATGTTAAAATCTACATCGACAAAGAGAACCCGCGGCTCATCAGATTCTGCAAAAGTGCAGGTCAAGAAAGAGGACAAGAGCACACAATTCAGCAACAAATCGAGGATGAACTTGGTCAATCCGTTGAACTCAGTAATAATACTCCCGGTTCGCGTATTGCTGGAAAACTACTCATACACGAGTATCTACGGTGGCAGCCGAAACTAATTAGCCAAGATGTAATGCCACTATATAATGAAGACTATGCAATGTGGATTATGCGGAATAGAGGAATGAACGAGTACAAATCGTACCTTAAGTCATTCGATCCGCAAGAACCTGAGACTAATATTCCCAAATTACAAATATTCGAGGGATGCGCGCCAATACTCGTCGAAGCAATTAAGGCTTGTTCATACGACAAACCAAAAGGTAACAAGCCCGCAGAAGATATTGCAGAATTTGAAGGGGATGATCCAATCGACGGACTGCGATATCTTGTGGATGCAGCAGAAGGATTCTTCGATGAGTCTAATCAAGAGTTCAAGAAAATCCAAGCACAAGAAGCGTTAGTAAACAAGCTGAATACGAGTAACGACTGGACTGCATTCTACAGGAACATGGCGAAAGTAGAATCAGACGATTCGATTAAACCTGTGTCGAGGTATAGACATTGATTACTATTGAAAAGAGTTCAACCGCTGATACACGAACTTGTGATTATACAAAAGTTTCAAAGGAGACTTTGTATAAAAGTTCGGTTCAACACATCGATGATATCCATCAAGCACTGGAATTTTTCATTGGAAAGATTCAAGATGCTAAGACGAATCATGATCCAGACAAACTGACGGATATCGATGGATTTCATCGTGATTTTCTCACAGGATTTAAGCAGACAACTTGGTGGGATGCACATCGTAAGTTGAATCGCCATCATCTTACGGAAAATGATGGTGTTCCATTCGATGTGAATCTGATCGACGTATTGGATTTCATCGCTGATTGTGTTATGTCTGGAATGGGTCGTTCGGGTTCAGTGTATCCTCTGCATCTCTCACCTGAACTCCTTGAGCGCGCATTCCAAAATACAGTTGAGCTTCTGAAAAAAGAAGTAGTGGTGAAATGACTACCGGCGATTATAAAGTTTCATTGTCAGTAGTTAACCCTGATGGTTCTGCAAAGAATCTGCGGGGGACTCTAACTCTGTCTAATATCGTTCCACCTGACATAGATCCTCCAGATCCAAT